GCGCAGGCGGAGCGGGACGCGGCGCCGGGATTCGTCCCCCTCGTCTGCGTCAGGCAGGACCGCGGCGCGTGGATCGCGTGCTGCCGCCCCGAGCACCTCGACGCCGTCCGAAAGGAGCTTTCCAAGTGACCGACTCCATCGAGCTCACCGTCCGCACCGCCATGCTCTACGGCACCCCGGAGGCGTGGGAGTCCCGCGTCGGGACCGGGCCGCTGCCGCACGCATGGTCCCTCGCGCTGGCGGCGCGGCTGCACGACACGCTCGCCCGCAAGGGGATCCAGCCCGTCGCCATCGAGGTCGACGGCGGCTGCTTCCGCATGGCCTACCGCACCGGGGCGTCCTGCACCTGGTTCCCCATCGACCACGAGGGCTTCGACCCCGACGGCGCCGCGGCGCTGGTCATGGTAATCGCCGCGAAGCAGAAGGATGCCGCGCCATGATCCTCGTCATCGGCTGGCCCGTGTTCCTGCTGCTGGTCTTCATCGTGGAGAAGATCCAGGAGATCGTCGTCGAGCGAGAGCGGCGTCGATCCGGGCCTTCGCCTGCGGAGAAAGCGCCTCGGTGACGCGCCCGGTGGTCCGGTACGCGCGGGCGGCGGCGCTCGCCTGCGCCCTGTCCTCCTTGAACGCCTCCTGCGTCTGCGCGTCCGCCTCGCCCGAGCGGACCTGCGACGACATCTCCTTCTGCGCCTTCGCCGGATCGCCGACGGCCTGCCTGTAGATCTTCGCGGCGTCGCGCGCGGGCGCCGCCAGCGGGATGCCGGCCAGCTCCGACGCGGCGCCCGCCGCCTTCCATCCGTCGCCGGCGATGATCCCCGCAAAGAGGTCTTGTCCGGTGCGGAACGCCATGATGGACGACGCCGGATCGGGCTTGTCGCCCATGAGCACCGCCTGCGCGACGTCGGAGAAGAACATCCCCGGATAGCCCGCCGAGGTCGAGGCGACGTCGCCGGCGAGGCGGAGAAGGCCCTGCTTGCCCTGCGACTTCATCTCGGCGCGCGCCCCGGCCCGGCGCCGAGGATCGTCGGACGTGAACGCGCCGGCGGCGCCCAGCACCGCCGCGCTGCGGGCCGCCATGACCCCGGCGGACCATGCCGCGTTCACGCCGATGGCGGCGGAGGTCCGCCGCATCTGTTCCCCGTTCCCGGAAAGCACCGCCCGGCGCGCCTGGTTGTACGCCTTGAGCGGGTCGCTGCTGAACGGGAACAGCAGGCGGGTCGCGCCGCGATCCTGCCGCCCCTTCGCCGCGAACATCGTGTCGTCGAGCGGGTCGGAGACGTTCTGCGTGCGCCGGAAGGTCGTCTCCGTGCGCGCGAGCGCCAGCCGGAAGCGGGTCTCCTCGGGCATGGAGGGATTCTCCGCCGCGAGCTCGGCGTCGTGGCCCAGGAACACGGCGGTCCCGATGTGCCGGTCGACGCCGCGCTGGAGCTGCTCGAAGGAGCGCAGGAACTTCGCGAGCGCCTTCCCGGAGTGGACGACGTGCCGGGCGGCGTCGACGATGCGGCCCTTCGCCGCCGAGTCCTTCACCGCCGACAGCGACGCCATCATCGCCTTCGCCGCCTGCCGCGCCATCTCCTTGCCGGAGGCGCGCTCGCCCATGATGCCGGCGTAGATGCCGACCTGCGACTCGCTCCATCGGTGCGAGAAGTACCCGTTGGCGCCCATCATGCGGTCCGCCAGCGCGGCGCGCTCCTTCGTCCCCATCGCCGCCATGCGCGACACGCCCTTCGCGAGCGCCCCGGCGGGCATCTCCGACGCGGCGCGGCTCATGCCGCCGTACTGCCGCATGAGCGCGGCAGGCGAGAGCATGACCTTCGCGCCCGAGACGAGGCCGTTGATGCGCTCGACGACGTCGCCCGTCGGCTTCCCGGTCAGGCGCACGCCGTTGAGCACCAGCGACCGGAGCGATGCGTTCATGTCCTCGCCGTAGGCCCGCTCGATCCCGTTGCGGACGGGCTCGGAGCGCAGGACGCGCATGGCGTGCTGGCCCGGCTCGGCAAGGTGCGCCATGAACAGGTTCCCGTCGACGGTCTCGTCGATGGCGTCCATGAAGTCCATCGCCTGGAACGGCGCGGCGCTCCCGGTGCGGTCCTTGAAGGAGCCGATCTCGGTCGTGACTGCGGTCAGGTCCCCGGTAGACAGAGCCTCCTTCATCGCGAGCGCATCGCCGACGCGGGGCGCCGGGAAGTAGCCCTCGACCTTCTTCGCCTGCCGTCCACGCAGCCGGAAGTGCGCGTCGGCGGCGTCCTGGTAGGTCTCCTCCTCGACGATCTCCTTGATGCGCTCCGCCATCGCGAGCAGGCGCGGCTCGATGCGCGAGCGGATGGCGTCGACGTCGGACTTGAACAGGTTGAAGGTCCGGGATCCCTTGCGCGACGACAGGACGATGCCGGGACCCTTGTTCTCGGGGCCGTCGCCCAGCCGCGCGTAGGTGTCGGCGTCCATCGCCGCGATAGCGAGCGCCTTGCCCAGCGGGATCTCGACGTCCGTTCCCCCGAAACTGCCCTTGACGACCTGCGTGCTGGCGTTCCCGATCTCCCCGCCGGCGCGGCGGGCGTAGTCCTCGGCGCCCTCGAATCCGGCGGCGCGCAGCTCGCGGTCGATGGCGGTGGTGACGGACGCCTTCCTCAAGTCGACGCGCCCGGCGCCATCGCGGATCCCGGCCATGACGGACGGCAGCGCGCCGCCGATCTCGGCCTCGAGAGTATGGACGTCGGCGTTGGCGTTGGCGGCGAACAGCTTCGACGTCACGGTGCGGCGGTGCCCGCCGATCCCGTCCTCGGGCAGCGGCTTCATGGAGGCGAGCGCGTCCCCGGTGGCCTTCGCGTCGCGCTCGATGGCGGCGGCGCGCGCGGCCTGGGCCGCCTTGTAGTCGGCGACGCTCTCGTCGATGGCCTTCTGCGCCGCGGCGACCATCTGCTCGGCGGCGGACAGGCGCGCGAGCGAGTCCTCCGGCGACACGTACCGCGCCGCCTTCCCGTCGTCGCCCGACAGCATGGCGACGGCGTCCTCGAGATGCGTCCGCGCCGTCTCCTTCGCCTCGTTGGTCAACCCGGACATCGACCCGAGCGCCTTCATGGCACGGCGGGCGTCGGCCCGCAGGTCGTGCAGCGGGATCATGGTCATGTCGCGCGCGACCTCGGTGGCGAGCCCGTGGACCTTCTCGAAGGTGTCGGCGTCGCGCAGCCCGACGAGATAGTCGCCCCGCATGGACTTCGGAAGCATCCGCACGGCGTCGGTGGCGAGGCGGCGGATCTCCTTCGTCGCCTTGTCGCGGAGGCGCTGCTGCTTCGCGTCCTCCTTCGCCTGGTCCTTGCGTCCCTGCCTCTGGCCCTCGACCTGGCCCGACAGCAGGCCGGCGCGGCGCCCGATCTCGTAGGACAGGTCGATGCGGCGCTGCTCGGCGATCTCCTGCCGGGTGCGCCGGGTGCGGACGATGCGCGGCGCGGGGCCGGTCTCCCCGTCGCGCGGAGCCTCGTCCGCGATGGACTGCGTCGGCCCGTCCGCGCCGCTCCCGGACGCGATGCGGGCGCGCTCGAGGACGTCGGCCATCTTCTCCGCGACAAGGCGGCGCACCGCCGGGTCGTGCAGCTCGTTGCGGCCCATCGCGCGCTCGATGCGCTCGGCCTGCGCGTCGTTCATCCCGGTCTCGCGGCCGGACAGCCCGACCTTGCGGAGCACCCCGCGCAGCGCGCGCAGCAGGCGGGCGAACAGGCCGGGGGCGGCGTCGACGAGCGCCCGCACCTTCGACCGGTCGATGCGCCCACCCTCGGCGGCGGCGTGCAGCCCGAAGGCGTCGAACATCGCCTCGGCGACGCTGCTGGCGCCCTCGCGCGACAGCTCCTCCGGCGTCAGCTTCCCGCCCGCGGCCTGCGCCTCGTAGCGGATGCCGTAGCGGCGCTCGGCCTCGGCCAGCGCCTCGGGCGCGCGCTCGCGCAGAAGGTCGTGGAACTCATGCCAGAGCGCCGGGTCGCTTCGGTGCAGCGCGTCGAAGGTCTCGTGGACGGCCACGGCCCACGCCGCCGACTCGCCCTTCGCCGCGGCGTTGATCCACATGGTCCCGTCGTGGTAGGAGCCGGCGGTGGACACGGGGCTGTCCGACTCGAAGAACCGGACCTCGAGCCCGCGCTCCTTCCCGAACTCGACCACCTTCGACAGGCCATCGGGCGCCGGGACCTCGCGGATGCCCTTCGCGTCCACGCCCGACCGCTCGGCGATGAAGCGAAAGACGGTCTCCTTGCCGCCGGCGGCGCGCCGCTGCGTCTCCGTGGGGGGCATGAATCCCGGCTGCGCCGCGTCGGCGCCGGCCATCGACATGACCTTGCGGGCGGTCTGCGGCGACAGCCCGCGCAGGACCATCTCCTTCTCCAGCGGGGGCAGCGATGCGATCTCGGCGCCGACGCGGGTGGACGTGTCCTGCCGGGGCGCCGGCTTCGGGGCGCGTGGCGGCTCGGCGAGGGAGCGGCGGACGTCCTCGAGAAACGCCTTGCGCTGCGCCTCGTCGAGCTTCGTGCGGCGCCCGGCGATGCGGTCCATCTGCGCGCGAGAGAGGCTGCGCTGCTTCGCGATCTCCTCCGCGCGGGCGCGGCTGCCGTCGACCCACGCGTCGACCGCCTCCTTCGTGGGCGCGCCGCCGGAGACGTCCAGCGGCACGACGGGATGCGTCGTCGCGCGCGCCCGCTCGGCGATCTCGGCGAGCGCCATGACCGGGGTCGCGACGGCGAGGTCGTCGGTGCCGCGGACGGGGACCATGACCCCGTCCTGCTCGCCGCGCGAGATGCGCCCAAGCGTGTCCTCGTCAAGCCGCGACATGTCGACGGCGTCGGCCATGACCTTGTGCCAGGCGGCGTCGTCGGCCATCGCCCCGGCGACGGCCCCCTCGCGGGCGGCGAGGTATTCGGCATACGCCTGCGCCTTCTGCGGCGTCATGGTCGGGTCGGACCCGAACCGCTCCGCCAGCGCGCGCAGCTCCGGCGCGGACTGCACGGCGCGCTCGGCGTCGATGCGCCCCTTGCCGTGCATGATCCCGCCGACGAGCGCGCCGACGACGGCGGCCTCCGGCAGCGACCCGATGGCGCCCTCGAGGACCTGCGAGGTCCATTCCGGGTGGTCCTCGTACCAGCGGTCGAACTCCGGCTCGGAGCGCCGGGCGATGTTGGCGAGGAACCCCTGCGCGACGGTGGACCCGAAGCCGGCGGCGACGTTGGCGGACGCGCCGTTGAGCGCGCCGACGATGCGGCCCGACAGCATCCCCGCCACGGCCTCGCGCGTGCCGGCCGCGGCGACGGCCTCCTTGACCGCCTTCGTCGCCCCGACCCCGAAGGCGTCGGCGGTGACGGCGTTGGCGACGATCTCGGTCGCGGCGCCGACGATGCCCTCCTGGATGGCGCCGCGCGCGGCGTCGCGCTCGCTCATGCCCTGCTGCCTGCGGGCGGCGTAGCCCTCGTTCCAGCCCCGCCCGGCGCCGAGCGCGCCTCCGACCATGAGGAACGGCGCGGTTCCACCAGTGATGGCGGCCGTGCCGATCATGCCCGCGAGCTGGGGGATCGCGCGGACCGCGCCCAGGTACAGGCCGTAGCCGCCGCCGTGCTCGGGCTCGAGCCCGGCGCGGGCGCGCATGATGTCGACGAAGCGACCCGCCGCGGCAGCGCGCTCGTCCGCCCCGACGACGCTGGCGGTCATGCCTCCAAGCCCCGCGAGCGACTCGGTCATCCCCTCGATGCCCTGCTGCGCCGCCGCCGCCGTATCCCCGAAGAAGCCGGGCGCCTGCTCCTGCCCGGACTGCGACCCGAAGCGGCGCTGCGACGGCTCCGTGTTCGCGGGCATGAGATGGGTGCCGAGCGGACCCGTGGACATGCCGTAGGCGCGGTCGACGAACTGGTCGAAGCTGCCGCCCGGCGCCGGCCCCTCGGGGACCTCGCGGCGCGGGGAGAGTTGCTCGGGGGTCAGCGGGCTGGGCTCCTGCGGGCTGCGCCAGGCGTCGATCTGCGACTGGAGGACGTCCTCGTCGAGCGGATCGCCCTGCTGCGGGGCGTAGGACGGCGCAGGACGGGTCGCGCGCTGCGGGGGCGTGGCGAGCCCGAGGCTGGCGGGAAGCCGCACGGCGGGTCGCGGCGGGGCCGCCCTGCCCGCCCAGGACGAGGCGCCCTGCGGCACGGTCGCGGCGGGCGACAGGGCGTAGGACCCGGTGGCGATGGGCTTCTGTGGCAGCGGGAAGTCGTCCCGCTGGTCGGGAAACGCGGTCATGTCCTACCTCCGTGCCGAGACGATGGCCTTGATGAACTCGTCGCGCTGCTGCCGGGGCAGGTGCGGGAAGCTCGCGTCGACCCACTCGCCAACCTGCGGGACGCCTCCGGCGGGGATGTCCTGCGCCGTGATGCGGACCGCGGCGGGGCGGCCGTCCTTGACGGTGGCCTGCGGGATGCCGGCGCGGACCAGCGCCCACGCGGAGGCGGCGTCGGTGGCGACGGGGAAGCGGCGCCCCTCGACGCGGGCGACGGGGACGTCGGTCCCGTCCGGCAGGGTGGCCCGCGCCCCGGCGCGCCATGCGACGCCGCGGATCGAGCGCGAGAGCTGCTCGGCCTGCTCCTTCTCGGGGGTGGTCCCGCGCTTCGCGGCGCGCTCGCGGCGCGCGGCTTCGACGTCCGCCGGATCGGGCTGCGACGGGTCGTACTCGGCGCGGGCGTGCTCCCCGGTGGCGAGGTCCGCCCCGGTGCTGGCGAGCGCCTTGCGGAACGCAAGGGATGCGCCGTCGGGGACGGTGGAGGTCTTCGTCGTGACCTCGCGCCAGGCCCGTAGGAGCGCCGGGTCCTTCGACGCCAGCACGGCGCGCCGCGCGGACGCGACCTCCGGGGAGTCGCCCATGAGCTTCTTCCCGGCCTTGAGCGCGTCGACGACGTCGGACACGGCCTTCGGGATCCCGGCCTTGCGGGCTGCCTCGACCGCCGCGTCGAGGACCTTGTCCTGCCCGGCCTTGAAGTCCTCGAGGGCGATGCCGTCGCGGTCTCCCAGGAACAGGTACGCGCCGGGCGCGACGGTCGGGTCGACGGCCATGTCGGCGATGCGCTGGGCGGCGCCGAGGGTCTTCGTCGCGTCGCCGTGGGTGCCGGCGAACCGGACGCCGCCGGCCTTCTTCGCCTGCGCGATGGCGGCCATGATCTCGTCGCGTCGGCGCAGCGCCTCGTCCGCGGGAAGGTTCTGCTGGTAGGGGTCCGCGTCGATCTTCGCGGCGAGGTCCGCCGCCTTCGACGCGACGGTCCCTGCGGCGGCCTGCGCGGCGGCGCGGGCGCGCATGTCGGCCTCGGTGGCGAGGCGGTCCTGCTCCGCGGAATGGCGCTCGAACTGCGGGCGGATGGACTCGGGCGGCTGGATGGCGGACGGGACCATGCCGGTCTCGAGGGCGCGGCGTCCCCACTCGGTGCGGGCGGCGGCCTTGTCCTCGCGCAGCGCGTCGAGCACGGCCTTGCGGCGGGCCTCGTGGACCTGCGCCGTCTTCTCGGAGTCGGGCTGCCAGGTGCCGTCGAGCCCGCGCGAGAACGCGGTGTCGTCGACCCACTTCTTCACGCCCGCCTGCGCGACGGCGTCGTCGGTGATGCGCTGCATGACGCCGCTGCGGAACGCGCTGAGCGAGCGCTGCTCCTTCTTCCACTTCCCGTGCTCCTCGACGCGCTTCTGCGCGATCTTCTGCGCGTCGTCGCGGGCGCCCGCCATCTCGAGGTCGGGGTTGCCCGCGGGCTTTCCCTCGGCGCCGGGGACGACGTGGACCTTCATCGCGTCGCCCTCGCCGGGCATGACGTAGTTGGTCCCCGGCGGAAGCTGCCACGCCTGCTGCGGCGAGCGGACCACCGCGACGTGCTGGCCCTGGAAGACGGCCGCCTCGACCTCGTTGCCGTCGGGATCGACCGCGGTCTGGCCGTCGGGTCCGTACTCGAGTGGGTCGTCGGGATGCACGGACGCCTGCTCGGGCGCGGCCTGCTGCTCGTCGGGCTGCGCCATGTCCTGCGGGACCTCGCCGCCCTGCGACATGATGCTCTGCGCTGCGAGCGCGTCGATCTCGGCGGGCGTCGGGCTTCGGTACGGCCCGTAGTGCGCGCGCAGGGTGCGCTCGCTTTCCTTGCGGGCGCGCTCCCACTGCTGCTGGCGGGCCTTGCGCTGCTGCTCCTCGAGGCGCGACGCCGCGGCGATGTCGTTCTTGTTGCGGGCCTCGAAGTCGCGCATCTCGCGCTCGTGGTCCTGCGCGACGGAGCGGATGGCCGGCGCGAGGTTGCGCTGCTGCGCCATGCCCCACAGGAGGCGGTCCTGCTCCTGCCGCAGACGCGCGTCCTCGCGCTCGCGCTCGGCAGGGCGCATGGTCTGCGCGTTGGCAATGCGCTGGCGGACCTGCTCGATCTCCGCGATGCGCTTGCCTGCGGCGCCGCCCTTGTCCTGCACGATCTCCATGAGACCGGCGCGGGCCTGCGGGGTCAGCGACGCCGAGAACTGCTCGGGCGTGTAGCCGTCGGACGACGGGATGGCCTCGCCCGTGACGGGATGGTCGACGTAGTCGTAGTGCGCGCCGTCGGCTCCGACCCACTTCATCCCCGTGGGCGTGGCGACGACGCTCGCGGGCGCGGCCTGCAACGTCTCCGCCCTTCCCTGCGGATGCATCGTGCCAGGAAGGGTCTCCGCCCCGCCGTGCAGAATCGGAAGTCCCGGCATCGGCACCGTCGCTCCCGGCCCAAGCGTGGGCTGCGACGGCTGCATCTGCGCCGCCCCACGAGGAGACAGCTTGCTTCCCTGCACGAACCGCCGCTGCTGCTGCTGCAACGGATCAAGACCATGCGCGGCGCGATACGCCATTCCATTCTGCGCCGCAGATGATGGATTCAGGTCCGGCAGTCGGCGGTCGAACTGCCCGCTGCCGCCGGGCCGGACGACGTTGTCGCGCGGGCTGTACGCGCGCGGGCCGGCGAATCCCGTCGGCGCCATCGCGCCGGGACGCATCCCCGGCTGCGGGCCGACGCCGGGCGGCCCCTTCCACGCCTGCTGCGCGGGCTTCTGCTGCGGGATGCCAAGAAGTCCCTGCGGATCTTCCTCGGTGGTGTCAGTCGCCTTCGGCTGCATCGGCGCATATTACGCGCCGGAGTCCCTATCCACGCCACGAAAGCGCCTTCGACCACGCCTTTCTCCACCGCTTCGGCACGGCCGGGTAGGTCAGGTGGAAGGCGAGCATCGTCGCGATCACGTCGAGGCGGTTGAGCCAGCCTTGCCGCGACCTGCACCCGCCGCACGGGCGCACCCCGACGGCCTTCGTCGCGGACGCGACCACGTCGCCCAGGCGCGCGGGCGGGTCGCCGGCGGCGTTCGCGCACGGCACAGGCACGGGCTCGCCATCGCGCACCTCGAAGCAGCGTTTGCGCCGCGCGCCCGCCCAGGGATAGGTCAGGCTGACTTGAAGACGGTGATGGTCGCGGGTGGTTTCCATTCGGTGGGGATCACGGATGGAGAGAGCCCGGCTCCGAGGGTCGCGGCGCCCCAGTCGTCGGTGCTGCCGACGGTGCAGTTCGCGTGCCCGAGCCAGAAGCCGAAGCACATCGAGGACGCGCCGATCGTCACCGTGCCGAGCTTGTAATCGCCCGTCGCGATCGGCTCGCCCGCGCGGAGCCGGCGGTAGTAGATGCAGGTCCAGAGGTTCTCCGCCTCGAGCGTGACCGTCGTCGCGATGCAGGTGCCCGTGTCCTTGATCGCGACCGTGATCGTGTCGACCCAGCGGAAGACGAGCGATATCTCGCTGACGTACCAGACGTCGCCGGACGGCGTGGCGGAGGTTCCATCCGGGCCGACGAAGAACGGGTAGTTCTCATGGCGTGAGTTGCACTGCAGCAGGCTCATATCCACGACCGACGACGAGAGCCCCATGTCGACGACGTAGCCGGAATCGTCCCACTCTCCGAAGTTGTCGTCGCCGAAGGTCGGGATGCCGTCGACCTCGGTCAGGTCGTTGCATGGCTCGTCGGTGCACTCGTGCGGATCCGACGGCGTGTTGTTCCAGCGCACGAAGTACCACCGGAAGGCGCGGGGGTCGCAGCCCGAGCCCTCGATCCCGCAAGAGGCGCTGTAGCCGCGCACGGGGAAGTTGGCCCCGTCGCCGAACATCGTGCCCGTGGTCTCGACGTCCCCCAGCTCGAGGCGCCACTTCGCGCCCGGCATCGTGCCGGTGGCAGAGCAGTCCGACGCCCACTCCGTCCCGCAGCAGCAGGCGAGGAACGCCGAGAAGATGCTCACGAGTCGCACCCCGGCTCGATCCAGTTGGGCGCCGAGAACTCGTAGCGCGCCGTGCCGCTGGTCGGGCGGTACTTGAGGCGCATGCGGACCACCGTGTTGTCGGGGACGGGCTTGAACTTGCTGCCCGTGAACGGCGAGGTCGTCAGGTAGAAGTCTCCGCCCGAAAGCGCGATGGCGTTGCCGTAGCCCAGCAGCCCGGTGTTGCACTGCTCGAGCAGGTTGATCGCGTTGGAGGACCCCGTGCGCCCGCCGGAGAGGTCGACGAAGTCCGCGTTGGTCCCGACGGAGTCCGCCGCCGTGACCTCCTTCCACGAATACTTCCACACGGCGTCCGTGCCGGGGAGCGTGCTGGAGGTGATCCGCGCGTCGAACTCCGCGCTCCCGGCGCCTCCGTCCTGCGGGGCGCGCACCGACGCGCTCGCGACCGCCTGGGCGTGGCGCCACAGGTACTCCACCTTGAGCCACATGTCGTGGAGCTGCTCGCGGAACCGCTGCGAGAACGGGTTGACCTTCCCCTCGAACATTCAGGTGATCCCGTAGGCGGAGAAGACCGTCGCGAAGTTCGCCGTCGCCGGAGGCGCGGTCTTGGCGATGGTCCACTTCTTCGGCGTGCCCTCGAACTGGCAGAGCTGCTTGGTGAAGCCGGGGCAGTAGGTGAACTCGAAGTGCCCGACGAAGGGATACGAGGCGTTGGCGTAGGCGACGGTGCGGAGGCCGTCGAAGCGCAGCGTCCCGGCGGCGAACGCCAGCGGGGTCGAGCGCCCGGAGAAGATCGTCGCGGTCGCGCTGTTGACCTTCGTCTGCGCGGCGAGGATCGTCGCGGTCACGGGGTTGTCCGTCGTGCGGATCGGGATGCGGACCTTCACCGCCGGGACCGGGTACAGGTAGTGCGCCGGCGGGATGGTGCCGTCGTTCTCATTGAACATCCTGAACCACTTCGTCGAGCCGCTCACCGTCGCGCTCGGGATGCCGTCGCTCTCCGCGGGCCCGATGGAGAAGCACTCGCGCGGCTCGAAGCCGATGTCGAAGTCGGCCACGGCGGTCGCGCTGCTGCCGCCCCAGTGCCCCTGCCCGGACCAGGAGTAGTAGCCCGTGGCCTTGAACTTCGCCGTGCCGATGTTGCTGACGACGATGTTCTGGAGCGGAAGCCCCGTGATCTCCGGGTGCGTCGAGGGGATGTGCCCGCCAGACGTGCAGGCGCCCGCGACGCCCAGGTCGGTCGCGGTCCCGCCGCTGGACTTGACGATGCACTCGATGATCCCGCGCTCGGCCTGCGCCGATGCGTAGCCGACGGAGGTCATGCTCCCGGCGATGGTCTTCGCGCTCTCGACGGTGTAGGAGACGGGCATTCAGGTGCCCTCCAGCGCGCGCGACACGGTCCCCTGGAGGTCCATGAGCGTCGCCTTGACGTCGTGCATGATCTCCGAGAGACGGTCGAGCGCGGCGACGACCTCCTGCTGCCCGCCTCCGCCGCCGCCGGCCTGCGCCTGCTGCGACGCCTCCATGTCCGGCGTCTGCTGCGGAGCGTCCGCGCGCGCGTCCCGCTTGGCGCGCTCGAAGTCCTCGACCAGCGAGGCGAGGTCCTTCGGGTCGAACTTCGGGGGCTTGTCGGGATCGTCCTGCTGTGCGGCCATGTCAGGGCTGCGTCCCGCAGAGGGTCCACTGGAGCATGACGGCGACGTATCCGGGGGTCTTGCTCGCCTTGACGCGGCACTCGCCGACGAGCGCCTTGAGCACCAGCGTCTTCGCCGGGCCGCCGCCGCCGGCGCCGGTGGCGGTGCCGAAGGCGAGCGTGAGGTCCTGCCCGGTGGAGGTCTCCTCGTTCACGACCGTCGACGCGAGCGTGATGCCGCTGGCGATGGGCATGAACCCAAGCACCGTGACGGTCCCGACGACGAGCCCGGACTTGCCGAGCCGGCGCCCGGTGTCCGAGCCGCTCGTCGCGTCGAAGATGTCGGCCTTGACGTAGATGTCGATGTCGTTGACGTAGACCGAGAACGGCGCCGTGCCCGCGTAGGTCGCGGTCATCGTCGCCGTTCCGGTCTTCGAGAGGACTTCTGCCATCGCGTCCTAGCGGATCAGGAGATGGTGAGCGCGGTCCAGGTCGCGGACGAGACCGTGCCGGTGTTCACGTAGATCGTGTTCGCCGTGGTCGTGCCCGAGGTGTTGATGAGCAGCGCGCCGCGGACGTAGCCGATGGTGTCGGTGTTGGTCGAGTCCGGGGTCGCGGTGCCGATGGCGACGACCTGGAACAGCCCGCCGCCGTAGTCGGCCTGCGCGCCCTGGTTGATCTTCTGGATGGGCTTGTTGAAAGGCATCTCGTCTTCTCCTTACGGCTCGACGCCGTTGACGGTCGTGATGGTCGTCTCGTCCCACCGACGCAGGGACCATCGTACCCCGTCGTCGCCGGAAAGGTCCCGGTTGTAGCCGAGATTCGCGCCCATGTCCTGCCGGTCGCGCAGGACGCTGGCGGCGAGCGCGGCAGGCCACTGCCGCGTCCTGTAGTCGGTCCGCTCCGTCACCGCGTACTGCTCCGCGACGGCGAGGCAGGAGCACCGGATCGCCTCGCCATGCTGCGCCCCGCCCAGCGGGACGTAGGTGGCGGACCCGAGCTTGTTTGGGAGCACCTTGTAGGGGTACTCGACCACGTACGCCTGGTCGGGCCAGGGCCACACCAGCATCTCGTGCCGCGTCCCCGTGGCGCTGCCGTCGGGCCATGAGCGAGGGCGCACCGCGTAGACCTCCGGCGCGCGGACGGCGGTGGAGTTGGAGGCGAGCATGCGGATGCGGGCCTCGTTGGTCTGCTGGACGAAGCCCTTGCGGCGCCCGGCGTCGAAGGTGACGTTGCCGTCGATGCCGCCGAAGTCGTCGGGCAGGTCGAAGATGCACTGGTAGAAGGTGACGGTGTCGCCCGCCTCGATCAGCGAGTCGGCGTCCGTGTCGTCGAGCTGAAACGAGTGGTCGCCCACCCGCGTCGAGACGCTCCAGAACTTGCCTGCGGACCCGAACTGCGCGACGCCGCTCGCCACCCACGACGGGATGTTCGTCGCGCCCGAGAGCGAGACGAGCCCGGAGACGCAGGTGGAGACCGCGTTGGAGGACCCCATCGCGACCGGGGCCGGGATGGCGATGGCGCGGACGCGGCGCAGGAAGGACCACACGTGCGCGGTGCGCTCGCCCGGCAGCGGTGGCGGGGCGTAGAACTGCCGAAGCCCCGACGCGATGATGGCCGTGACCTCTGCCTGCTGCGCCGCGGTCAGCGCGTCGTAGTTGGTGGACGACCCCGCCGAGTCCCATTGCATGTAGCCCTGGAACCGCGCGACCTCGTTGCGGAGGTCGGCGAGCGTGATGGCGAGGGTGCTCTCGGCCACTACTTCCCCTTCTTGGCGAGGTAGTACCCGCCGCCGAAGCCGATGGCGCCGCAGAGGCCGGCGAACCAGAGGGAGCCGAGGAACGAGGAGAAGTCGGCGAGGATCATGCGTTTCCTTTCGTGAGGACCTTCTTCGCCAGCGCGACGCCGCGCTTGGCGGTCTCGCTCATGGTAGCGGCGGCGACGCCCTCCTTGCCGAAGATCCGGGCGCGGGCCTCGTCGGGCAGGGCGGGCTTGACCTCGTCCTGCACCACCTTGACCGTCTCCAGCGCCGTGCGCTTCCAGAACTTCGACTGCACGACCGCGTAGACGGCGAACGAGAGCGCCGTCAGCAGCGCCCCGACCAGCGAGACGATGCCGATGATGGCGATGGTGCGCCCGTACTCCTGCATCCCGTAGGCGCAGGCGAACACGATCAGGCCGAAGGCGCCCAGCAGGATGCACTCCTTGCGGAACCGCTCCACGAACAGGCCGACGAACACGGCGACGACCATGCAGAGGCTCCCGATGACGAAGCCCCATCCGACCAGCGTCCCGCGCACGTGGTCCGTGCGCGCCCGCTCCGCGTTGGCGGCCCGGACGCGCTCCTCCTCGATCCGGTCCAGCTCGGCGGCGTGGGCCAGCGCCCGCGAGGCATCGTCCACGATGGCGACAGGCTCCGGGCGCGGGGCAGGCTTGGGCAGCGAGGCGCAGGACCCGAGGGCAAGCAGCGCGGCGAGGATGGCGGCGGCGCGCCTCACTGGCGGTCGATCTCCGTCGGGACCGGCGTCTCGGTGCGGTTGCTCGCCGCCTTCGCGCCGAAGGTGCGGAACAGCATGTTCTCGATGCGTTCCACGGACTTGCCGAGCGACTCGAGCTGCGTGATCTGCACCGCGTCGTGGACGGCGATCAGCTCCACCTTGTCCCCGACCTTCGCGATGCTCTGCTCGTGGCGGTTGTAGGTCCACCACCATGCGCTCGCGACGGTCGAGATGGCGCCGATGGTGAACGCCCACTCGGTCCTGCTCTGCGGGATGCGGAAGGTGAAGATGGCCTGCGACGGCTTGGGCATGGTCACTCCTCGATGTCCGCGAAGAAGGTGCGCGACGGCGAATCCGGCGGGTCGATGACGGGGAGCGCCTCCGCCTGCCCCTGCGTCAGCGGCGAGCGCAGGAGAACGTTCGTGTGCCATCCCGTCGCGCCGGGGATCGCCCCGACGTGGTCGATGGCCGCGCCTTCCAGCGTCGAGCCGCCTTCCGGGGCGAGGATCCCGGCGGACCGCAGCGCGGCCTCCATCGAGGCGCGGTCGGCGGCGCGGAGATAGTAGGCGTGGAGGCTCATGCGGTCAGCACGTTGAGTTCGGCCTGCGACATCGCGCGAGGGAAGACGCGGATGCGCCGCAGCAGGTAGCACGGGTAGTCGTCGTCGTTGCCCTGGTCGTTGTAGTTGTTGACGTAGATGCGGTCGAACGACCCGACCGGGCCGGTGCCGTCGGTCTGGCCCGTCGCCGTCGCGCCGTTGATCGACGCGAGGCGCGTCACGGTCGCGGAGCCGGAGAACGACACGGCGCAGCGGGCGTTCGAAAGGACCGTCCTCGTCGCGCCGGTGAACGAACCGATGGCCGCCGTGGCGCCGGTGTAGCCACGCGTCAGGAATCGCGGGTTCGTCAGCCCGGCGTAGGTGTGCACCATCAGCATCCGATAGCCGGAGTTGCTCCCGCTGAACAGGCCAGCGATCGTCGGGTAACCGCTCCCGCCGTTGACGCCGGCGCTCTGTTCGTTGACCGGCGTGTAGTCGAACAGGACCGTCATTGCCGTCGGCGGGACTCCGGTCAGGCCCAGGAACGAGAGCGTGTCCTTGTTGCGCGACACGGCGGTCGATCCGGTCTTGATGTAGCTGCTCGCGCCGCTGCCGTCCTCGAGCTGCGCGCCCCACATCTGGATGGCGTCGCCGCCCGTGACGATGCGGATGCCGCACTGCTGCGCCGTCGTGCGGTGCGGAAGCTGGAACCGGGTCCACGACGAGGTGACCGCCACCGTCGTCCAGTTCGTGCCGTTGTTGTCGGTGATCTGGATGGACCCGGTCCCGGAGACGCGGCGCAGCCAGACGGAGAAGGTGCCGCATCCGGCGTTCGCGCTGGGCGTGCGCGAGAGGCTGTTGATGCAGGTCGCGTTGGCGACGTCGCACGACGCCTGCAGCGCCGTCGCGGTGCCGTCGGGCGCCGTGTTGTCCCAGGTGTAGCGCAGGAAGTCCCCGCTGTCGCTCCAGTTGTTGTCCGCAGGAGCCGCGCTGAACGTCTCCGACCAGCACAGGTAGTTGGTGCGCTTGCCCTCCATGTAGAGCCCGCGGCACAGCCCCGTCGTCTGGTCGTGGTCGAAGCGCGGGACGTCCGTCCCGACCGTCGAGAGCAGCCCCGTGAGGCCGCGCACTGTTCCGTTGCCCGTGCGCGCGAAGGTCCATCCCTGCGGGATGCCGCCGACGAAGTCCGCGTCCACGACGGCGTCGTTCCCCGAGAGCGGCAGCACGCGCCCGCGCTGGCTGCGCGAGCCGAACGTGACGCCCGTGAAGGTGCGCTGCCGCTGGATCATGGCTACACGCCCGAGACGAATGCGTTCGCCACGCTCGCGCTCGCGCAGGTCAGCCCGACCTCGACGTACTCGCAGCCCTGCGCGTCGATCAGCAGAGACGCGGGGGCCTTGTACGAGGTGCCGCTGACGACGCGCGTGTTCGCGGTGCCCTGGTTCACGACGTAGGAGATGGTCGCGAACATGCTGGCCGTGCCGTTGATCGTCGCCGACGTGCCTGTGTGCAGCGTCGCCGTCGCCTCGCACAGAAGCATCGGGACCCACGCCTTGATGGCGTCGCAGCGCCGCCAGCCGACGACGCGGACATCGACCGCCGTCGATCCGGTGGAGACCACCTGCACGACGACCTGGTTCGGGTACGAGTCGAGGACCGCGATCTCGTTCGCGACCCCCGTCGGGGCCAGCGGCATCGTGACGTTCTGCGAGGTCGAGTCGAACTGGAACGCCTGCGGAGTGCTGCGGTCCGTCTGCGTGGACCCCATCGTGATGTTCGTGCCGAAGGCGAGCGCCGCCTTGACCCGTCCGGTGTCGAGCTGCATCGCTTCTCCTTCGATGCCGGACGGGCGGGGACCCGAACTGGCGTCCCCGCCCGCTCCGACGTGGGGGGCTGGATCAGGTGTGGCCTTCGACGACCGCCCAGATGTAGTCCACGTTCGCCGCCTTCGCGGTCGAGCCGTTGGACATCGTCATGTCGAGGAACAGCGCCGCGTCGGGGATGGAGCTCCCCGTGATCGTGCTGCCGACCTTGACGCCGTCGAGGAAGAAGGTCACGCCGCTGCGGCCGTCGATGTAGATGCCGACGCGGTAGTAGGTGCTCGCCGCCGCGGTGGCGAGGGTCTGCGCCGTCGCGGTCGTCGACCCGTTCTGGCAGATCGAGAGGACCGAGCCGGACGGGGCGAAGCCGACGCCGACGACGTCGATGCTGGAGGTCGCGGCGCCCGCCGCCGTGCAGGGCAGCGCCGGGGACGTGCCCGTGCCGGCGGTGTCCTGGAGGCCGATGAAGAACGTGCCCGTGTTCGCCGCGATGCTCGAGACGCTGACGCGCGCCTCGATGTAGACGCGGCGGCCTGCCGCGATGGTCGCCAGCGGAGCCCACGACTGCATCTGCACGGACGCGCCGGTCGTGCCGGTGATCGTCCAGATGCCGCCGCTGACCGTCGTCGAGTGGACGATGGTCGTCGAGGAGCCGATGGTCTCGTTCCACTGCGCGGTGTCCGCGGACGCCGAGGAGTTGAACATGTGGTCGTAGAACAGGATGTTCTTCGCCGGCTGGCCGAGAGCCCCGAGGACGGGCGCGTTCGCGAGCGAGCCGTCGAGGTAGTTGGTGATTGCCTGTGCCATTGCTGTGCCTTGCCTTTCTCCGATCCGTGTGGATCAGCGGATCAGAACGCGGTGGTGCCCGTGCCGAGGACGAACTGCTTGCGGCGATCCGTGCAGCGCAGGTTCGCGGTGGTGTCGATGTGGACGTTGACGACGGTGTGCTGGTTGGGCGCGGTCACGACCTTCTCCTTGAGGAAGCGGCCATGCATGACCACCCAGTTCATCTGGCTCCAGTCGATGCCGTACACGGGGTTGCCCGCGTTGGCGTCGAGCTGGTAGACGTACTCGACCGGGCGGCGCTGGAAGACCACCATCCCGTCCTTGCTGGCGAGGTCGTTGCCGAGGTTGTCGTTCTGCGCCTCGAGGACCTCCTCGAGCAGCTCGATCACCGCGTTGTTGGTGTAGAAGCCCATGTCCTTCGCGCCGCCGTAGGGCGCGCCGGGCGTCGGCGCCTTGAAGTTGGTGAGGCGGGCGGCGCGGCGCCACTTGCGGATGAGGTCCTGCTTCGTGACGCTGGTGTAGGAGCCCGTGTAGTTCTGCCACCGCGGGTAGGTCGCGCTCGCGAGGCCGCCCGCGCCGCCGGTGTAGCCGGACGGGTCGCCGCCGAGGAAGCCGCCGGTGCTCATGCCCGACGTGCCGCTGCCGGGGTAGCAGACCCAGTACGGGATGCCCACCGGGTCGTCCGAGGACGTCGAGCCGGGGTTGGTCCACGCCTGCTGCTCCATGAGCTCGGGGATCGCCGTGAGCGCGTCGTTGCGGCGCACGTCGACGAGCTCGACGATCTTCGAGGCGCTGCCGTTCATCACGGGCTCGCGCTCGTCGAAGGAGTAGTTGCCGGTGATGTGGCGCCAGGGGATCGACGCCGTCTTCATCACGTCGGCGACGTTGGTCGTGTCCGCGGCGAACAGGCCGACGCTGCGCGCGCTGCCCGAGTTGCGGACGACGACGTTCCACTGGATCTCGTAGCCGCTGTCGAGGACGACGCGCTCCTTCGTCATGAGCTGCTGGAACGCGACGAAGTTGACCTTGTCGGTGCCGAGGTCGGTGAACCGGAGACGACCCAGGTCCTTGAGGGTCGTGCTGACGATGTCTGCGATTTCTGCTGCCTGGATAGCCATGACTGGCTCCCTTTATGCGGGGGGTGCGTGAGGAACTGCCCGATGTCAGGCGCGGAGGGAGATGTCAGGACCGGATGCCCGCGAGCTTCTCGGCGACGTTCTTGACGGCGCGCTGCTTGGGCGTCATCGCGTCGGCGGGGGCGGAACCGCCCGGCCGCGCGAGGAACTGACCCCTGCGCTCGTCGACCTTCGCCTGCGCGCGGCGCTCCTGGACCTGCCTCACCTTCTCGGGGTAGAGGTTCCCAAGCGCCTGCTGGAACGCCTCCTTGATGCCGGGCACCGCGCGCTTCTCGGCGCGGGCCTTCTCTCGGATGCGCTCCGTCTCCTCGACGACAAGACGCCGGGCCATCCGCTGCGGGCTGCGCTCTGCGAGCTCGCGGGCGGGAAGCTCGGGATCGCCGAACACGTCGGCGTAGTCCCGGCCCTGCGCGCTCACGAGCGCGTCGAGGGCTCCGTCGTCGGCCTTCGGTGCCTGCGGGGCCGCCGGGCGCTTCTGCTGGAGCAGCGCCTTGAGGGCGGTCGCGAGGACCTTGTTGGCCTTCGCGGTCTCCGGGTCGATTGCATCGTCCGGGTTGGCCGCGATGATGGCGTCGAGGTCGACACCAGGCAGGCTCTCGCCTGCCGCATCGCCGGGGGCTTGCCCGGCGGGTGCGGGAGAGCCGTCGCCCTCCCGCGCAGTCGCCTCGGCGGCCTTCCGCCGGAGGACTGCGTTTGCCTTCTCGAGCGCGGAGAGGTCGCCGATCTCGGCGATCTCCTCGTCGCTCATGCCCAGCGAGCGCGAGGCGGACTCCGCCTCCGAGCGCCTGCGGGCGTTCTCCTGCGCCTGCGCGTCGGCGGCCAGCGCGGCCTCGCGCGCGACCTGCTTCTCGATGCGCTCCATGCCGTCGAGCTCGTCGTCGAGGTCGGTCACGTCCTTCGCCGCAGGCCGGGCCTCGGCTGCGGGCTGCGTGTCGGACTTCCCGAAGATTTCGTCGAGCTCGTCGGTCATGGGTCAGTTCTTGTCGTGGTAGCCGTAGGCGCGCATGTATCGGTCCTTGTGCGCCTTCGACGTGAGGATACAGCGCCCGTCCGGGGCGAAGTCGGTGGGAACTCCCCTTTTCCGAGAATCCTCCGAAAACTCCGCGGCCTGCTCCGGGTGGACCGCCAGCGCGTCCGAGGCCATCGGCCAGCCCTTCGATGCCGGGGTGCCGACGCCGGACCACTCGAGGTCCTGCGCCCGGCGGAGGACCTTCCCCTCGTGCTCGAGGGTGCCGTCCGGGCGCTCGCGGCGCTCCATCTCGGCGACGGTCATGGCGATCTCGACGGGGTTTCCGTCCGCGTCCCGGTAGCAGTAGATCATGCGTCGTTGCTCCTGCCCATCGCGAGAAGGTCCATCGCGGCGGAGTCCTGCCCCGCCCGGCCCGTGCCGCCGACGTTCTCGCGGACGTTGCGGCGCACCGTCACCGGGCTCTGGAGGGGGCGGTCCCCGCCGGGCGCCGGCGCCGCGGACGACGCCTTCTCCTGCGGGGTCATGTCCCGCACGATCTGGCGCAGCTCGGGCATGTTGTTGTAGCGGCTGACGAGGTCGACGAACTGCACGAAGTCCACGGTCTTGCCCTGCGCGGCGAGCTGGGGCGCCATCGGGATGACGAAGTTGGTCATCAGCTCGCCCATCGCGGCGACGCGCTCGGACGGCGTGCGGCTCTGCATGGAGTACGGCTCGATGCACACCTGGTAGTCGTCGATGGTGCCCTCGCGCGTGTCCGGCCCGGTCTCGTGGACGTAGACGTGGTCGGTGCCGGGGACGGTCTTTCGGACCTTCGTGCGCGTGACGGGGTCCTCGAGGACGTAGACGGCGATCTGCTCGAGGACGCGGCGCGCGAAGCGCATCGTCGTCTCCTGCATGTCCGCGATCTGCATGTTGCTCGCGCGGGCGATCATTGACTCCTGCCCGACGGTGTTGGCGACGCGCGACAGGCCGCCGATGGCGTCGAGGTTGCCGCCGACCCACGATGCGAGGTCCTTCGCCTGCATGAAGAACGCGAGGCTCGGGCCGTCCGCGCCGCCGAAGCGGTGCTCGTCGATCTCGGTCTCGACGCGCAGGATGTCGCCGTCGTTGGCGTCGCGCACGCGCTCGGCGTCGGCCTGCCCGTCGCCCTGGTAGGTCGTCACGGTCTTCTGCCGCTTCACCTGGTTGGCGAGCTTCACGAAGGCGCCGTTGAGGATCTCGTGGAGGTCCGCGAGCGACGCGACAGGCGCGACCGGCATGAGGTTGCTCGGCGGCGTCTCGAACGCGAGCACGTGGTACGGGCCGAAGCGCGGACCCTTCCAGTCGACGACGCGCACGATGCGGGCCGACGCGAAGCCGCCGGACTCGTCGGCGAGGAACGTCACCACCTTGCGGTCCAGCGGGCACCACACGTCCCACAGGCGGGCGACGTCGACGTAGCCGCGCTGCGCCGCCCACTGCTGGGTCTGGAGCGAGGACGCCTTCTCGTCGCCGTACTCCGTGATCGGCAGGCCGCGGTAGGGGGTCGCGTCCTCGATGCCGAGCTCCGCGAGCGCGTCGAGCGGAAGCTCGTAGGAGTCGCCGATGAACTGCACCTTGTCCCACGAGTCGGCGCGCATGTCCCACACGGCGTTGTCGATGTCGACGCAGTCCGCGAACGGCTGGCCGGGGTCGCGGCGGAATCCCGCGGCGTCGCGCAGCGCGTCGCCCTTCGGGTGGATCCCGACCTTGAGGATGCCCGGTCCGAACATCGACTGCGTCACCACCTGCGCGAGCGTGGTCTCGAAGTCGATGCGGCGCAGCAGCTCGTTGATCTCGAGGCCCAGGTCCTCGGCGGCGGGCGCGAGGCGGTCGTCGTAGGGGACCACGAGCGCCTGCGGCGCGCGCGCGGCGACCTGCCGGCGGTAGATCGTCGTCGCGAGCCGCATGAGGTTGACGGGCGTGCGCCGTCGCTGGTTGACGTCGCCGTACTCCTGCCCGACGAACTGCCGCACCATCGCGGTTCGCTGCCGGCGGAACGGCTGCATGAGGTAGCGCGAGTGGTGCAGCGCGAGGCGCAGCCTCCCGGCGCGGTCGGTCTCGATGCCTTCCGCATCCGGCGGCGCGAGCCTCGACGATCCCGGCATCTTCCGCTTGCTCAAGTCCAGTCCTCCTCGCGCTCGCGCGACCGTTCAAGGCGGTCCTGCTCGATGCGCCACGCGAGGGAGCCTGGACGGATCTCGGGGGGCGGAGGGGGCAGCCCCGCCGAGCCGCCCATCGCCTTCCATGATAGCGCGTCGGCCGTCGGACGGTCCCCGTGATTGTCCTTCGCGCCCGTGGGATCCTGCTTTCCCGACGACGCGCTGTTGATGACGATGCCGTTGGGGCCGTAGCTGATCTGGAGGCACTCCTCCAGCGCCGCCTTCGAGTAGTTGACGTACTTGCGCTCCTTGAGGGCCTGCCGGTACTCGTAGTAGACGCTCTGGCGGGCCTCCTTGTTGTTGGGGCTCCAGCCGGGGATGCGCTGCGACGGCGCCTTCCCGAAGGGGCGGGGGCGGTCCACGCCGGCGAGGGTCTTCTCGTTGCGCTCGTACCAGATGTTCCGGTAGGAGGTCCGCACGACGGCGATCCCGAAGTTGCGGCCCGGCCCGGCGTTCTCCCAGATCAGGGTCGCGTTCCAGAACCACCGGGCCAGCGCGACCGCGTAGACCCCCGCCTCGTGGGGCTGGATGTTGGGGTCGACGAGCTCGGCCATCTTGCGCCCGGTGGCGGCGCAGCCGACGGAGATGGCGGTGTTGCTCGCCCCGGTCCCGGTGGCGACGTCGCAGCCGACGGCGTACCGCTGGTGCTCGGGCGGCAGGCCGCCCATGTCGGGCCGGAACCACAGGTGGAGCCTGCCGCCGGGCCGCTCGACGAAGTGGTCGAAGTCCCCGGTCTGCGGGTCGTGGGCGAGCTCCCCGACCATGTCCGGCGGGCGGGCGTGTTCGCGGATCAGCTCCGACACCATCTGCGGCTCGAAGAAGGTGTAGGTCGCGCCGATCTCGTCCATGTCGATCTCGCGGGCGAGCTCGACGCGGTTGGCGCAGACCTTCTCCTCGCCGTCGTACCAGGGCGATCGGACCTTCCCGTCGGCGACGAACTTGTAGTCGGGAGGATGCCGGTACCCGCCGTCGATCAGCTCCGGGGTCCCTCCGGGCGGGCAGCGGTACAGTCCGGCGCGCTTCTGCGGGTGCGCGTGCCAGGGCATGACGATCTCCTTCATCGGCATCTTGAGGACCTGCGCGTAGGCGCCGTCGGGGTCCCCCAGCGTCGAGTTGAAGATCCGCATGCGGGTCGCGTCGCGGGTCGCGGCGAGGGCGCGGAATCCGTTGGCGGCGCTCTCCTGCGCGGCGAACTCGTCGAGCATGATGGCGGTGAAGCGGGCGCCGCGGGCGACGTTGCCCGTGGTGGACTCGCCGACGATGCTCGCGCCGTTCTGCGCGTTGCCCAGCCGCAGCTTCGTGCGGTCGTAGTCCGGGCGCAGGAAGCCCGGCAGGCGCGAGAGCATGTAGTCGAGCTTCCAGAACAGGCACGACGGGTCGCCGGGGCTGTCGACGTAGTCCTCGTTGCGCGAGACGAGCAGGAAGGAGACGTTGTCGTCGAACATCCATCGGTGCATGAGGAACGCGAGGCAGATCCACGACGCGCCCATGTCGCGCGACTTCTTGATGCGGCAGTCGGCGCGGCCGTCGCGCGACGCCTCGTACCGCTCCTGGAGGTCCGCGAAGGCGTCCACCTGGTAGTCCCACGGCACGAACGGCCGCTCGGTGATCTCGAGGTCGCGCTGGTCGACGGTCCACCCGAAGGCCGCGAGCATGAAGCACATGTCCTTCGAGCACATATGAAGGAGCGTCTCCTTCATCCCCGGCACGGTGCGCGCCATGCGGATGAGGTCGAGCCGGAACTCGAGGTTGCGCGTCCACTGGCGCGGGACGTCGGCGAAGTAGGGGAAGCGGGCGCTCACTTCCTGCCGGCGCGGGCGCGCGCCGCCTTGAGCACCTTCTCGACGAGCGCCTCGTCCTCGTGCATCTCGCTCTTGCGGCGGGACGCGCGCTCGATCTCCTGCTTGCTGGGCAGGATCTCCGGGTAGATGTCCTTCCAGAACACGTTGGGGTTCTTCGTCGCCCAGTCCAGCAGCGCGCGGGCGCGCGGCGACGGCGGCTCGGCGACGATGCGGTCCGCGTCGTCGGAGCCGAGCATGTCGGCGACCCACCGGATTCCGTCGATCTCGACGGTCCCGAGGGAGACTCCTAGCCCCTGTTCCGGCTTGCCGGCCACTGGCCCTCCCTGCCGACGAGCGAAGCGATGCCGGCGCAGTCGACGGCGATCTCCTCGCAGTCCGGCGCGACGCGGCCCTCGACGATCTCGCGGGCGGCGGTCAGCGCGGCGCGCAGGGTCCGGCATTCCCACAGCGACGAGACCGGCGAGCCGCCGATGGACAGGCTCGTGATGCTCGGCTCTCCGGGCGGGTCGGGCTGGAGCGACATCATGGCGTAGAGCGAGGACTCGTGGTGGACGTGGACGCCGGAGACGCCCTTCTTGTCCGAGTAGGTGGCGACGTACCAGCTCACTTCTTCTTCCTCTCCTTCGCCAGCTTCTCCTTCTCCTTCGCGATGGCCGCGGCGGGGTCGAAGGGAGGCTGGAGCTCGTCGGGGTGGGCGGGATGCGGGATGCTCATGGGGCGCCCGCCGTGGACGAGCATCGCGGCCTTCTGCGCCTGCGCCATCTCGAGGGGCGGGTTGTCGGGGACGACGCGCTCGCCGGCGCGCGTGGGCAGGTCCTTCGCCCGGCGCCTCTCCCAGTCGCGCTTCTCGCAGTCCATGCGGTTGCCGCGCAGGACGTGCATGGCCGCCTCGTAGGGCATGATGTCGCGCTCGAGCGCGGCGGAGTAGGACTTCTCCTCCTCCAGCGCCCGCTTCGTGTCCGCGTGGGCCGACGCCTCCCTGCGGAGCTCGTCCTGCGCCTTCTGCACGTGTCCGCGCAGCACCTCGACCTCGCCCTTCCACCGGTCGCGCTCGTCCTCGAGCTGCTCGATGTACCTGTCCTCCGCTTCCTTCGCCATGCCCGGATCATACCCCTTGCATACAGCGACTTCAAGGTGTATACTGTCGGTATGCCCCCCGAGCCCAAGAAGAAGAAGGAGCCCGCCTCGCGCACCCGCCGCATGGTGGCGCTGGACGAGCAGACCCACCGCGACCTGCGGGCCCTCGCGCAGTCGCAGAAGCGCACCATGAGCAACGCCGTCGCCTGGCTGGTCCACGGATTCTGCAAGAAGTCGGAAAAATCCCGCGTGTAGACACTTGACATACACGCGGGGCCGCGCCATCATGCGCGGACCATGAGGACGGCGGCACAGCACAACCGGATCATGCGCGACGCGGGCGGGCTCCGATGGGCCGCCAGCCAGCGCTTCCTCGAGACCTGCACCGGATTCGCGTCATGGAGCACGTCGCAGGACCCCGACCTCGCCCGCGAGCTCGCGGCGTGGATCAGCGGGATGCTCGGCTCCAAGATGTACGACCGCGAGGAGGAGGACCACCTCTCCGTCCTCTACGCCGAGCTCGACTCGTTCCTGCGCCTTCGCGACCGCGACGGAGGCGACCTCTTCCCCGGCCCTGCGGAGGCCATGCCCTGGAGCCCTGAATGACCCTGTACGAGCTGTCCGAGGACATCCGCGCGCTCGACGACCTGCTGGCGGAGGCGGGCGGCGACATCACCGATCCCGCCGTCGACGCCGCCGTGACGAAGTGGTTCGAGGAGCTGCGCGCCGCGCTGGAGACGAAGGCCGACGGCTGCTGCGCCTGGATCAAGGAGATGGAGGGCCGCGCCGAGATGCGGAAGATGGAGGCGCAGCGCCTCTCCGCGCTGGCGAAGGCCGACCTCGCCGCCGCCGAGCGCCTCAAGGCGCGGCTCAAGGAGGCGATGGAGTCCAGCGGAAACCCCAAGATCGACACCCCGCGGTTCTCGCTCAAGATCACCAACAACGGCGGCGCGACCCCCATCGACCTGCGCGCCGCGCCCGAGGAGCTGCCCCGCTGGGCGCAGCGCATCACCGTGGAGGCCGACAAGGAGGCCATCCGCAAGGTGCTGGAGAGGGGCGACGCCCTCGAGTTCGCCTCCTTCGCGCCCCGCGGGACGCACCTTCGGATCCGCTGACATGGCGCGCAGCATCGAGATCCACGACGGCCCGCCGCCCCCGAAGGCGCGCCCGGAGTTCATCTCGCGGCAGGAGCGCCGCGAGGTCGTGTCGGCGATGAGGCCGGGACAGTGGTTCCGCCGCGCCGCCGACGAGCGCGACCGAGTCATCTGGCTCCAGGCTTCCGTCGAGGCCGGCGTCCGCATCTCGACCTGGCGCCACAACCGCAGCTTCATCTACAGGAGGGACTCGTGAGCGAGAGCGCAATCGTCAGGCATGAAGGAAGCGTCCTCGACATCGGGACGCAGATCGCCGCCAGCGGGTACTTCCCGAAGGCGACGACCGCCGCCCGCGCCATCACCTGCCTCATCATCGGACGCGGCATGGGCCTGTCCGACTTCGAGAGCATGAGCGGCCTGAACATCATCAACGGGAAGCCGTCGCTCTCGGCGGGGCTCATGGCGACGCTCATCAAGCGCAGCGGGCGCTACCGCTACGAGGTCATCCGCCTCGACGACGAGGGATGCGCCCTGCACTTCTTCGAGAAGAAGGAAGGCAAGTGGGAGAGCTGCGGCCCGCTGGCGACGTTCACGAAGGCGGACGCGGCGAAGGCCGGGCTCGACCGCAACAACCCGACCTACGCGAAGTACCCGCAGGACATGATGTTCGCCCGCGCCCTGTCGCGTGGATACCGCCGCTACGCGCCCGACGCCATCGGCGGCACGGTCTACGTCGAGGGCGAGGTCATCGACGACGACGCGCCGGAGCCCGCCGCCGCTCCCGCGCCGCCGGGAGACATCGACATCACGGAACATCCTCTCGTCGAGACGGCCAAGAAGCTGTTCGACGCGGAGGTCGTCAGCGTCGACGGGGTGCCCGTCGCGAAGCCGGAGGCGCAGAACGCGGACGCGCCACCGGACATCGACATCTGATCCGCAGCATCAACAATCAGGAGACACACGACCATGTCGTACGACTGGAGCGCACCCGCGCAGAGCCCCAACGCGCCGAAGATGAAGGCGGGCGGGCACGAGGCCGTCATCTCGCGCATCGTCAGCACGAAGCAGGACGGGAGCGAGTTCTTCACGAAGGCCGGCGAGCCGCAGATCATGCTCGTCTTCACCAACGCGCAGGGCGAGGAGGCCACGCTGTTCTGCATCCTCTCCGACGACCCGAACAAGTCCTGGGCGCTGCGGGCCGTCCTGCACGCCATCGGCGCGAAGGTCGAGCTGCTCACGCAGCACGGCGTCAAGCCCGAGCACTTCCGCAACAAGGAGTGGGCCGAGAAGCAGCTCAAGGGCCGCAAGCTGCGCGTCGACGTCGGCTACCGCAAGAACCCCAACAGCCCCGAGAATCCCTACATGGACGTCATCCCCATGCGCCCGGCGCTGACGCCCGAGCAGATCGCCGCCGCCGGCAAGCCCGCATCCGCGCCCGCCGCGGCGCAGGCCGCGCCCGCCGCGCCGCCGCCGCCGGAGGTCCCGACCGAGGACATCCCCTTCTGAACCCCATCCGCAACCTTCCTCCCCGGCGTCGGTGCATGGTCCGCGCCGGGGAGGAAGGGCATGAGGACACATGGCACGGACACGGAACATCCCCGTCTCGGAGATCCGCATGGACGACGGCACGCAGATGCGCGAGAGCATCCACGACTCCGTGGTGCTGGAGTACGCCGCCGTCTACGCGGAGAAGGGCGCCGCCGGGCTCCCGCCGCTGGTGGTCGTCCACGACGGCGCGACGATCCGGCTCGTCGACGGCTTCCACCGCCTGCACGCGCTGCGGCGCACCGGCATCCCGAGCGTGCGCTGCGTCGTCCACGAAGGGGACCGCGCCGCCGCCCGGTGGATGGCGTGCTCCATGAACGCCGCCCACGGCATCCAGCGAAGCAACGCCGACAAGCGGCTGGCGGTGAAGGCCGCCATCGCCATCAAGCCGGGGCTTCCCGACCACGCCATCGCGGCGCACTGCTCGGTGAGCGCGAACCTCGTCGCCTCGGTGCGCGGCGAATCCGCGGCGCGGCAGGACCCGGTCCCCGCCGCGGCGCAGCGGGACGCGGAGGACGGGCCGGAGCAGGAGGACGCCACCCACGACGACGGAGACGGCGAAGCCTGCCCCGAGCCCGCCCCCGCCCCCACGCCCGCGCGCAGCATGGAGGACGACGCGCTCGGCAACGCCGTGCCGCAGGCCATCGAGGAGGACTTCGTCTCGACGCGCCGCTGGGCCGACTCCTGGCTCTCCCGCTGGCGCTCGCTCGCGCGGGAGCTCGACGAGTACGTGTCGTCGAAGCCCGCCGGGAAGGGGACTCCGCAGGAGGAGCACAAGGCCGTCTCCGCCGCGCTGCGGACCCTCGTCGCGGACCACCTGCGCCCGCACTTCGTCTGCCCGCGGTGCAGCGGCGCCGGCTCGGGCTGCCGCGCGTGCTTCCGCCGCGGATGGCTCCCGAAGGCCGCGCTCGCCGCGTTCCCGGCCCCGAGGCCCGCGGCGCCGCCGCCGGACGTCGAGTTCTGACATGCACGCCCTGCGCCCCTACCAGCAGCGCGCCGTCGACGCCGTGATCCGCGAGTGGCGGACGGTCCCCTCGACGCTGCTCTGCATGCCCACGGGCACCGGGAAGACCGTCGTGTTCTCCCACATCGCGCAGCGCGTCGAGAAGCGCGTGCTCGTCCTCGCGCACACGACCGAGCTGGTCCACCAGGCCGCGGACAAGCTGCGCCGCATCGTCGGGGAGCAGCACGTCGGCATCGAGATGGCCGAGCACCGCGCCGACGCCGGGATGTACCGGCCGCGCATCGTCGTCGGCACCGTGCAGACCCACCGCGTCCGCAAGAAGCAGTTCGACCCGTCCGAGTTCGGCGCCGTCGTCATCGACGAGGCCCACCGCGCCGCCGCCGCGTCATACCGGCGCATCCTCGACCACTACTGCGCGAACCCCGGCCTGCGGGTGCTGGGCGTCACCGCGACGCCCGACCGCACCGACGAGCTCGCGCTCGGGGAGCTGTTCGCCACCTGCGCGATGCGCTACTCCATGCCCGAGGCCATCGCCGACGGCTGGCTCTGCCCCGTCGTGGCGCATCCCGTGCAGATCCTCGGGCTCGACTGGTCGAAGGCCCGCGTCACCGCCGGGGACCTCAACGAGCGCGACGTGCAGGACGCCATGCTCTGCGAGCGCGTGCCGCAGCAGATCGCCTCGACCGTGCTCCAGAACATCGGGGCGCGCCGGACGCTGCTGTTCGTGCCGACCGTCGCCGTCGCCGACGCGCTGCGCGACATCATCAACCGGCACCGCGAGGGCTGCGCCCGCAGCGTCGACGGCAGGACCGACAAGCGCCAGCGCGCGCAGGACGTCGCGGACTTCGCCGCAGGGCGCTTCCAGGTCCTCGTCAACTGCATGGTGTTCACGGAGGGCTTCGACGATCCCGGCATCGAGGTCGTCGCCATCGCCCGGCCCACCAAGTCGCGCGCCCTCTACGCGCAGATGGCCGGCCGCGGCACACGGACGCTTCCCGGCGTGGTGGACGGGCTTCCCGACGCCGCGGCCCGCCGCGCCGCCATCGCCGCGAGCGCGAAGCCCAGCGTCGAGCTGCTTGACCTGCGCGGCAACGTCGGGCGCCACTCCCTCGTCGGCCCGGTCGACGTGCTCTCTGGCATCCCGCTGCCGGAGCTGGACCGCGAGGAGATCATGCGCGAGGCGGACGCCATCGTGTGCCGGCAGGGCCGCGGCGTCACGCTTGAGGAGGCGGTGGAGCAGGCGAAGGAGGAGGTCGAGCGCCGCAGGCGCGCCGCCATCGCCGCGAAGGAGCGGGCCGCGCAGGAGGAGCGCCGCCGCAAGGACCTGCGGGCGCAGGCGATCTACGCCTCGGGCGGGAAGGTGGACCCCTTCGGCGTGACGACGGGCGCGAAGCCGGGCAAGTGGACGGCGTTCGAGAAGCCGCTGACCCCGAAGCAGCGCGCGCTCCTGGAGAAGCAGGGCGTCCGCGTGGACGACATGAGCCCCGGCGACGCGCGCCGCATGGTCTCGGAGATCATCCGCCGCTGGGACCGCAAGCTCTGCACGTACCGGCAGGCGCAGGTGCTCGCGAAGCACGGGCTCCCGACGGAGGTCTCCTTCGAGGAGGCGAGCGCGCAGATCGAGCGGATCAAGGGCGAGCACCGCTGGGGCAGGGCTCCCGCGGCGCCGAAGACGGACCTTTTCTGACATGGAGCACGGCATGGACACGCCGCCCGACGGGCTGACGCAGGACGAGGAGGACTTCTGGCGCGAGACGGTCGCGTCGATGGTGGACAATGGCTGCGCGCCGGAGCGGGCGCGCACCTACGCGACGGCGGCGGTGGCGTTCGCGCGCAGCGGAGGGATCTACTGATGCGCTACCTGAGCGTCTGCTCCGGCATCGAGGCCGCGTCCGTCGCGTGGCATCCGCTCGGGTGGACGCCCGTCGGCTTCTCGGAGATCGAGCCGTTCCCGGCGGCGGTGCTGGCGCACCGATTCCCCGGCGTTCCCAACTTCGGGGACATGACCAAATACAAGGAGTGGCCCATTGAGCCAGGATCAATCGACGTTCTTGTGGGAGGAACCCCCTGCCAGTCCTTCTCCGTCGCGGGGCTCCGCAAGGGACTCGCGGACCCCCGAGGAAACCTCATGCTTGTCTTTCTTGGCATCGCTGAGCGTCTTCGGCCTCGATGGATTGTCTGGGAGAACGTCCCCGGCGTGCTGTCGTCGGGAGGAGGACGGGACTTTGGTTCCTTCCTCGGGGCGCTGGGGGAGCTGGGGTACGGGTGGGCCTACCGGGTGCTGGACGCTCAATGGTGCCGAGTGGACGGGTACGAGAAAGCCGTCCCGCAGCGCCGGCGCCGTGTGTTCGTTGTCGGATGTCTTGGAGAGCATGGACAGCGACGCGCTGCGTCGGTACTGCTTGAGCGCGAAAGCGTGTCGCGGGATCCTGAACCGCGCGGAGAGGCGGGGGAAGAAGCTGCCAGCGATGCTGGAGGAGGCGCTGCGGGCGGTCGCTGGTGGGATGGATCGGACACCGCCGGAACCTTGACGCGCAAGAACGCCGGAGGCGAGCAGCGGATGCCCGACAAGGGAAACTTTGGAGCCGTCATCGAGGTCGCGCACTGCCTACGCGGCCGCCCGAACAAGAGCAACCGCGCCGACAGCGACACCTACGTCGCGCAGCCCATCCCCTACGACCTGTTTCAGATCACGGCTCCGGTGAACCGCCAGAACCGCGCCCCCGGCGATCCGCGCCACACGCTCGCGCGGGACAACGCGGCG